CCAAAAAGAGGGTAAGCCAGCCAGAGGACAGGTAGACTTATTCTCACACGAAGCATACTACCCTGTTGACCAATTCGCAGAAGTGTACGCTCTTGTGAATGCAGGTTCTGGTGAAGAAGTACAAGTACCTAAAGCTACTGGGAAAGAAGACTTTATGAATATCCCAGATGCAACGGAGGGTGCTGACGGAGCACCTGCAGGAACAGTGGAGTACTAATCCTTAATGGGATTCTTTGAATACTACTTCAAGACAGACAGTGAGTACGGAGAGGAAATGGCAGTACCATGTCCGTTTCCTCACCACACTTCCACAGGTGCAGAATACTTTGAAACAAATCCGTCAGCGCATGTCAACGTGAAGAACCGTATCTTTCACTGTAAAGTGTGTAACAAAGGACATTCTGAGAAATCATTCATCAGCGAAATTTATGGTTGTACTTATGGTGATGCAGCTCGTATCACAAAAGTATTCAACAATGATGAAACTCTACAGCAATGGCAAGAGTACACACATATGAATGAAGCAGGGTATCAACTTGCAGAGTCTCTTGGAATTACAAGAGCAATCATTGATGAACTGCATGTATCTTCACAGGTTGAGGGCACCTTAGCCTTTCCTGTGTTTATGAATAACAAATTAATCGACATCAGAACATACACTCCAGGAGGAACCCCTAAAGTAAAAAGTAGACCAGGGTGCTTATCTGGAGAAATTATTCCGCTAGACCTTTGGCAACAATCAGTTCTGTCCAGAACAACCTTGATATGTGCAGGAGAGAAAGACATGGCAACGACACGCAGCCATGGCTTTAATGCTATCACAATCACAGGGGGAGAAATGGCACTACCATTCTCACCAGTGTTCTTTAAAGGCAGGGACGTTGTAGTTCTATACGACAACGACGATGCTGGAAAATTAGGAGCAGCCCGATTAGCCACTTACCTTTTGGAATATTGTCACAGTGTTAAAGTTTGTACTAACTTCCACTCTATCTGCAAAGAAGAAAAGGAAGACATGACGGACTTCTGGAATAAGTACAACAGTACCAGAGAACAACTAATACAGTTTATGAATGACACTCCTTACTTTACACCTGCGCAAGCAGTGGAGCAGAGTACATTACCTTTGTTATCTTTGCAAGAAGCGACTGACCCCAAGTACATAGGCAAAATGCTACGTACTAATATCCAGGTGGTAGCAGTTTCAGACGTACAGTACGTAGTACCAACCACAGTAACTGGGGAAAAGATAAAGGACGCAGGTAAAGACGACTCCATGTACATAGGGGAAGTAAGAGATTGGGAACTTAAAGACAATAATGTACAAGACATATTGCACCTTATGGATAATGGATTTAAGGAAGAAGATATCATTAACAATTTAAAAATGCTAATGAAAATCCCAATCAAAGAACGTTACATCAAAATCTCTAAACCTTTTAAGGACGTAGTGTACAAAGGATATGTCACAGATATGTTTGAATCTTTATCTGTGGACTCAATGCCTATGGAGTACGCAGCCTATTGTCTAGGTACTAGATTAGAATCTGGTAAAAAATATCTATGTACTTACAAACTGGTTCCGCATCCGTACAAAGGACAAACACTTATCATGCTGATTACCAGTGCAATCCCAGCTAATGATAGTGTGAGCAACTTCAAAATTACAGAAGAAGCAAAGCAACATCTTACCATCTTCCAACAAGTAGAGGGCACAACAGCACAAAAGATTAACAGCATGGTGCAACGTGTCAAAGGATTGTTAGGGTATGATGGCAATGATACTCTGATTGAACTGATTGATTTAGCATACCATACGGTATTAGCTTTCAACTTTGGGCAGTTCAAGAATGTACGTGGCTACCTAGACACTCTGATTGTAGGAGAATCTAGGGTAGGTAAATCCAGTACAGCAGATGCGCTAAGGAGCACCTACCAATTAGGAACATTCACATCGTTGGCTGGAAACTCAGCTACAATTCCTGGGTTAATTGGTGGTTCAAATAAAACTGCAGGAGGACAGATGCAGACAAAAGCTGGACTGATACCTCAGAATCATAAAGGTTTAATTATCTTTGAGGAGTTCGGCAAATGTAATAGCAACTTAGTATCAGAACTTACTGACATCCGTAGTAGCAACGAGGTACGAATTACGCGTGTGAGTGGAGTGCTCTGTTTACCAGCTATGGTGCGTATGATTTCACTATCGAATGTTAAGACCTTTGGTAATGAGATTAAGTCCATAGCATCCTACCCCAATGGATTGTCTGTAATCACAGACTTGGTACAGACTGCAGAAGATATTGCCAGGTACGATTTATTGTGTGTACTGGGTGATAGAGGTAATACACAGATAGACCCATTCTGGCAACCTGCTACACCTTACCCAACAGAAGCATATCAAACGCGTGTACGATGGGTGTGGTCAAGAAAGCCAGAACAAATATTGATAACAGATGAAGTTGCACATCATCTAATCAACCAAGCCAATGCACTAAATGCCGAGTATGATTGTCATATAAAGATATTTGGTACAGAAGCCTGGAAGAAACTCTGTAGAGTAGCAATAGCTGTAGCTGGATACTTAGTATCTACTGATGAAACTTATCAGAATATCATCGTACAGAAAGAACATGTAGACTATGCAGTAGCTTTGTTCATACGCTTATATGACAACCACGTGTTTAGATTGCGTGAGTATGTAGCCAATGAACGTAAGTACAATAACATAGATGATGATGGTATTCGTATGCTACAAGAACTCTACATCAAAGTACCAGCATTGTTGCTTATACTAGAACAAGAATCACGTCCTAATAGAAACAGTCTGATGGCTGCAGTAGGGTTAGACCAGAACCAATACAATGGATTTATGTCTACACTAATCCGCGGTTCATTTGTAAAACTATCTGGTGCAGATATACTACCAACAGAACGGTTTAGATTAGGAATGTCACGGATTGACCGTGGAGGAATACTAAGGAGGCTAGGAGAAAATGCTTAATTGGACTCATGTAGATGTCGTAACGAAACAAGATGTAATCGACATGACAGGGGAGTTCTTTGCTGATGAAGCTAATATCATAGCATCTGGATTTGATACAGAAACTACAGGTCTGCATATCATATATGACAGACCTTTTCTGTACCAATTTGGCTGGTGTACTGCAGACCATGGGCACACTTACGCAGTAGACTTAGAACTCACCCCAGAACTAGCACGACAAACTATTACTATCTGGCAAGTGTACGCATCCAGAACACCTATCTATCTAGGGCATAATGTGAAGTTTGATTTACATATGGTAATGAATATAGGAATACCTTACAAGTACCCTAACATTTCAGACAACATGTCATGGATAAGACTTGGAAGTGACGCAATACCAGAACGTAAAGGTGGAGTTCCTTTAGGATTAAAGAAATTTGCAACAAGATACATCTCTAAAGATGCTGCTGAACTTGACCATGCAGTACAAGAAGAACGAACTGCAATCAGCACAGCATTAAATAATAAATTAAAGAAACGTTTAGGGTGGACTAAGAAAAAAATAGATGAATTTTTTAAAGATAAATTAAACACTGCTGATGATTTACCACCAAGAGAACGAGCAGCGTACAGCGAGTGGTATTCTTTAGAACTGCCTCTGTGGTTACAAGGTAAAATTAAAGCAGCAGTTACCTCAGATGATATTCCTTATAACAAAGTTAACCGTAAAGTACTTACACATTATGGTCATTTTGATATTGTATGGTTACTTGAAGCATTCTTAATGATGCAGCGCGTGGTTACAGTAAGAGGGAATCTAGATGCCATTAAGATAGAGAATGATAATATCTATCCACTACTACGTATGGAACGAGTAGGATTTAAAACAGATTATAATTATCTTATCAGTGCGCAACAAAAAATGAAGACCTACCTTAGAGAGCGCAGAAAAGATTTATGTGCTATGGCAGGGGTACAAATAAAGTCCAGTCAAAACGAAGTTATACTTAAATTATTAAACACCAAATTTAATGTGCAAGTAGAGACTACAGAAGCAGAAGCTCTAAGTAGAATCTGTAGTGATTTAAAACATGAAGACGCAGGACATCCTGCTGTAGCTTTCATAGAAACTCTACAAGAACTACGCACTCTGGAGAAATGGTACAGCACATACATCATGCGTTTCATATCCAACTTCAAACAAGAAGATGGAAAACTGTACACCTCTATTAATCCGTCTGGTACAGTAAGTGGTAGAGTTACCTCAGACTTTCAACAATTCCCCAAAGATGCTATCTCTACTATTGATGGGGAAGAATTATTTGAACCACGTAAGATGGTACTGGCAGAAGACGGAGACTTTGATTCTATTGTTTACTTAGATTATTCGCAAATAGAATTAAGACTCCAAGCATTCTATACCATACTAGTAGGAACACCAGACATTAACCTTTGTCGCGCGTACATGCCTTACAAATGCCACACGCACATAGCTGGTGTAATAAAACACTATGAGTACATGGATACCTGGTGTAAAGCACATGCATATGATTTGGAATGGTACTACGATGAAGAACCAGACAAACATTGGGAAGCATTGGATGTACACGGAGCTACTACTAAGATAGCATTTCAAATTGATGAAACAGATGAACGCTTTCATGCATTGCGGTACAAAGGTAAGCGTGTAAACTTCGCTAAGAATTATGGTGCAACCTTTAATAAGATTAAAGAAATGTTTCCAGAGTATGATGATGCAACAATACATAGAATAGATGATGCATATTATATTGCATTTCCTGGCGTAAAAGCGTATCATCAATATTGTTATAACATGGCGAATATCAAAGCCTACCTTTCCAATATGTTTGGTGTGAAATACTACAATGCATCTGGACACAATCTAATCAACATGTTGGTACAAGGAACTGGAGCATACTTTTTAAAACTAAAAGTATTTGCAGTAGATAAGTATCTAAGAGACAATGGATACAAATCAGTTATGATGATGCAGATTCACGATGAACTACAATTTAAACATCATAAAGATGACCCTTTGGAAATCTTTTTTGAAATCAAAAAAATAATGGAGGAATGGGATGAAACGTATGTTCCTATTGTGGCAGATATGGAAGTCACTACAACAACATGGGCGAACAAGTACGAAGTAAATTCCCTGGAGGAATTCTATGGAAGCACCAGTCATTAGACCAGAAGATTTAAGTTATAGATACACCCTTGGAATTGACCCATCTGGTGCCTTTGTGGAAGATGGCAAAGGTACAACTGGATGGTGTATCATGGATAACTTAACAAGAACAATAATTGAAATAGGTTGTGTGTCAGCTAGAAACTATCAATCGAATCATGAGTATTGGGAAGCACATCTGACTTTAATAAAACGTATTATGAAAAAGTATGCGTTTCAATTTGCAGTTAGTATAGAAAATTACATTCTATACGAAAAAAATGCACAATCACAAGTAAATAGTACACTAGAAACAGTACAGGTCATTGCTATTATTAAACAATACTGTTGGCAAAACTCAATAAAATATGCTATACGTCCAGCAGTCTTTGTTAAGAAAAGATTCAGCAATGAAATTCTAGCTTACCATAATGTAATCTACATGGTAGGCACTACATGTTATACGAAATGTAGACCAGAAGCTGCACTACTAACACATGAACTTGATGCAATCAGACACGCAATGTTCTTTGCTACTTTTGAAAATAGGAGGAAAGAAGATGAAGAAAATAATACTAAGTATTGTCATATTGATAGTCGCATTAACCATGTCCAAAACAGAGTCTACCTTTGCGAAGATGGCTGATTCACCACTCATTGCAATGAAGTTAACTGGGTACTACCAAGGAGTTGTTTGTAAGGATGGTACTGTGCCCATCACAGGGCTTACCTGCGCGTCTAAAGACGAATGGTTAGGTTATACTGCAATCGTATGGGAACGGCTTCCTAATGGTGCACAGGGCAAGCTCATAGGGTTCTATGAATGTCACGATACAGGCGGAGCTGAGGTATCTTCTGGTAGAAACTTAGATATAAGGTGTGATACAGAAGCAGATTGCTACGCCATAACACAGCCAGTATATGTACAGTACGTATTCGCGGAGGGATAACATGAACGATAAAGATATTTTAAAAAAGGGACAGCTTCAAATAGTTTGTGAAGACGCATATTCTTTAGCAAAGAATGACCCTAATGCATTTTCAATGTTAAGGCGTAATGGATTTGGGGCATCAGACAATTCAGTATTTTTAGGATTGAACAAATGGACTAAGATTGAAGAACTAATAGCACAGAAACAAGCTACAGAAATTACTCCAGAAGAAAAACTGATTGGAGAAAAACCTGTTGTACGCAAAGGCTCAGACTTAGAACCTCTAATACTACAAAAGTTTGCAGAATTTTCTGGCATGGAAGTGTATAAACCAAATGCGATGTACTCTTTTGTAGAACATCCATGGCTTACAATTAACTATGATGGTGTGTTAGACTTTGGTGATGATGTTTTAATTCCTGTTGAAGCTAAGTTTGTTAGTACATATGCAGACAAATACTGGGATACTCTAAAAGCTATCCCTCACATTGGCGCAGGGAACCCTGTATTCATGGCAGGACATAACCCAGTGGATGTTATGGAAGCTACAGCAAAACAATATGGTATACCTGGATATTATTATTCTCAATTACAGCAACAACTAATGGGACTTAATGCTCCATTCGGGTATATGGCTGCATTATTTGATAAGACTTGGGAATTAAAAGTCTTTAAAATATTTGCAGAACCGTATACAAAGAATCAAATCCTTACGGTCGGTAAGGAAATCTGGGATAAGGTAGGTAAATAATTATGATGAAATTAAGTGACACAACAGACATGATGTTAAACACAGAATATAAAGAAAGATTTAAAGCAGAATATTATCAATTACGCATTAGGTTTTATGCGTTAAAAGCAATGCTGGATAGTTGGGATGCAGGCACATTAAATTTTAAACCAACATGCCCTAGAAAAATGTACAATAAGCAAGTTGACGCCATGATTGCTTATATAATGGTGTTAGAAGACAGAGCAAAATTAGAGGGCATACCGTTAGACCCAAGTACTAACAATGTAAAATAGACGAAAAGAGAAGCAGCTAAAAGCTGCTTCTTCTTGTTTGGTATTTCATTTTGTTCTTGATTTCATTTCTACGTAACCTTGTGATAGAAGCATTACTATAGGAATTCCATGCATTACTACGTATTGTCATACGTGATAACCCATACTTAGCGTACATCTCTCGGTACATATTCTTACGATTGCTGTGCGCTACATTTCTGTATGAGGCAGGTAGCCCACTTGCCATACCCAAAACGGTACGTGTGCGGTTATATCCCAGGGTTATCTTTTGTGTAGTCTGCGCACCAAACTTATGCCCACGTCTTGAATTGGTTGCTGAGTATGTTCTACCAAAGCTCCGCTTGTTCTTGAAAGGTTTTCTTTGTTTTTTAAACCGTGCTTTATAGTTATTTACAAATCTTCGATTCGGTCTACGTACACGTCTAGGTTTCTTCAAACCTTTCACATTGATTATCTTAGCACCACCACTAGGTGTGGCTAGAGAAAGGTAAGCTCCCTCTTTTATCATGTTCATTATCGTTGCTTTATCGTATCCTTGTGCTTTCAAGTATGCATACGTTCTACTGTACGCACCTTTCTCAAACTTGATATAGTCTGGTAAGCTGTCATAAAATGCTTTGAATGCTGCATCTTTATCTGTCTTCATCTTGTCTATATCTTTCTGAGAATACAGTACTAACTTACCATTTGCATCTACATCCACATAATTTTTCAACATGTAAGATTTTGCATCTTCGTAAGACATTCCCTCTTTGTCCATTAAGTGTCTCAAGATACGTTTGTACGCACCTTTTTCATACTTAATGTAGTCTGGAAGTTTAGCAAAGTACGCTTGAAACTCAGCAATTTCTTCTGGAGTTAATGCTCCCCACTTCTGAACTCCTTTTGATTTAAGACCTCTACAATCTATTAGTCTGCCATCTACTGTAAGATATGCGCCATCTTTTATCATGGCTTTAGCTTCCTCACTGCTTGCTCCATTCTTAGTGAGCCAACTAATTGTTCTACTGAATGCACCTTTTTCGTACTTGATATACTCTGGTAAATTGTTGTAGTACGTCTTAAATTCTGTACTACTTGTTGCTTCTTTAGCTGCATTCTCTGCGTCAGTGTACGTAACTGCTTTACCTTTTGGGTCTACATAGAAATGATTAGCTGTGATATAATCTCTAGCCTGGTCTATGTCTGCAACAATTCCATTGCCTATAAGATATGCAATTGTTCTAGTGGATGCACCTGGTTCATACTGCATCCAGTCTGGAAGTCCATTCATATATTCAATGTACTCTGTGTTTAACGATGAAGTTAATTCATCAGCCTGTGTTTGTGTCAGGTAGCGTACATCACCTTGTTCATCAATGTACGGATTCTGTGTGGACATAAGATTCCACATCTGTTCAACTGTATACCCTTGTGCTTTGTACCATGCTTTCAACTGTGCGTACTGTCCATCTTCATATTTAATATAGTCTGGAAGCATGTCATATTTCTTTAAGAAAGCAAGGTTACGAATTCTATCATCTACTTCTTCGATATTTGTTGCACCCAGCCATACCCTCTGAATGAGCCTAATGGCTTCATCTGCGGTGTAACCTTTATCAACCAAGGATTCTAAGGCTGCGTTGATTTCATCGTCCTTATACTGGTATTCCTGTGGTCTGGGAGTGCCGAACATCCAACTAAGAATGTGCCCAACTTCTTCTTCCTCATACCCCATCTTTGTATATAACCCATAGTAATCTACATACGTCTCTGGGTTTTTAGTGAAGAAGCTAGGTACAGCTGAAATACCAAATACATATCTGTGTGTCTTTTTGTATTCATCTGTTTGTTCATACCAGTTTGTACCTACAGGTCTGTCCATGTAACTTTGTTTATCACTAACTGTACCAACTACACTAGGCATTACCATACCGAGAACATCAAACAATGACTCAGATAATCTGTAGCCGTATTCGTTTTGTAACTGTGGATTAGTATTGATAGCCTGGAGGTCAGCTACACTAAGGTTTCCAGTTTTTAAATGTGTCATAGCTAAGTTTACCAGTCCTCCTAAGAGTGGTACTAAATCAAAGAGGTCATAGTAATTCTCACGTAACACTTCATCCCAGTCTGCACCCTCACCCATTAACATATATGGTATTACTTTTTGTAATAGTGTTGAGATAGGTGCGTAAATATTATCTGCAAAGATGCTAGGCACTTGTCCAGATAACAATTCTGGGATTGCCATAAACACACTCTGCACCATACTAAGTGCATCTACAAAAGTGTTACCAGCTTTCAGTACATGATTCTTACCTAGTGCTATATTACCACCGTTCTCAGAGTAAAGTGATGGGACACCTGTGTAGGCGTTAATTACACTACTGAGAAATCCAGGGTCTTCTGTATCTTCTTTGTTATCCTGGTAGTTTAATTCTCCACTTGCAATCTTTTCACGCAGTGCAATATTCCTATTCATCAGCATGAGTTCTTCTGAATCGTATTCAAGCTGTGCAGCTCTGCCGTATTTTGTCATGGTTCTAATTGCATTAAATCTATTAGGTGCATCGAACATCCAGAATGCTGTGTTGTAAATCTTAAATGTGCTAAATGGAAACAGAGTTTCTATAATATCCATACCTAAACTACGATTTGAATAGTCAAACTGTGAAGCGATTACTTCCTGGTTAGCTCTATTCATAGACATACCAAACTTATCTGCGTAATACATAGCCATTCCTGTACGAGTTACATCTTCTGCAGCACTAAACTGTGCTTTGTTGAAGTTTAAGTATCCACTAAGGGCTTTCCCTGCAAGTGGAATACGCTGAATCATCTCCATAGCCATATCATTGGAGGGGATGTAGTAGATATACAGTTTAGAAAGTATCTCTACTTGCTCTGTAGTGTATAGTTTAGAGAGTTCTAATGCTTTACGAACTTCTTCTTTGATGATAGCAGCTTCTTTTTTTACTTCGTGTGCGTGTTTGTTGAACACCTTTTGGTAAATCTTTTGTGCTGACTCTACTTCCTCATACAATACGTGTGATATCTCACCAGCATCATCTAACACGGGACGTGGAGTGAATAGCGCACGCTCATGTTCTGGAATAAGTCCAACTAATTTACGTGATTGATTCTCTTTCATGTAGTCAATAGCTCCAGAAAAACCAGCTGCAGACGATTCTTTGTGTGCAAACAGCTGTGCAAAAGTATCAAAGTCAAGTTCTTTTAACTTAGCTGGGTTGTCACGGTATTTATAAAAGTATTCGTGCACAATATCTCCAGTAACATTTCCATATTCTTCTAGCATATCTGCGTAGATTTCACCATATCTGTTGTTCATTTCTGTAGCATTGCCCATGTATTTGAATAATGCTACATCTCCTGCAGCTGCATATGCATTCATACCAGAACCTGCACGGTTTCTAAGTGCTGCACCAAATGGAACGCCAAACAGCCAGCCTAAACTACGTGTACTTCTAACACGTTGTGACCAGAGATTGTACATTTCCATCATGTGCACACGCGTGTCAGTTGCATTTTCTGCACGCCAGTTTAATGTTTCACCTTTTGCAAATGCTTTCATCTGCATCAGCACTTCATTAGGTGTACAGATAACACGTGGGTCATTCATAGCATTAATAAAATCTCCATGGCTGTCTAACTTAATCTGTTTAATCTCCCAGATTTGTTCTCCATGTTTATTGGTTGCTATCTCACCTTTGTGTAATACATAACCATTGTTGATAAGAGAACGATTAACACTTCTAAAATCTGGCGCAATGTTACTAGCTTCAATCATGTGTCTTAAACTCTGTGTAGGGTTATCATACAGCGCAAAGTAATCTGTAGTAGCTTCTAAGTTATTACGCACATGATGAATACCTGCACCAATGTTACTAAGTACATTATCTGTGTAGTATGGATTTACCTTTTTAAAATCTGTTGAATCTCCAATAATACTACACATAAAGGAATCATCAAACCATCTAAATCCAGAGCCAGAGTTTATAAGCCCAAGGTCTAGGTGGGCTTCTTGTGGGAACATTTCATAAATAGCATTAACAGCATCCTGTGTAATTACGTCACCAGTAGAAAAGTAATAATCAGCAGGCATGTACTTAGAAAGTTCATCTGTTAATTTTGTGTATGCTTTGTGTGTGCGTGCTTCTTCAACAACATGCTGATAAAATTCTGCATCACTCATGTACAAACTAGCTGTCGCACTGCGTTTATAAATAGCTTTGATAGCGCTTAACTTATCAAAAGGAATATTAGGATTTGCATTTGCACGTACTATGGCAGCTTTATATTCTGATATACCGTCTTCTAGCATCTTCTGTATACCGTGTTGGTGGTTCAAGTACCCACTAGGCACTACGGCTTTATCATAAGTTCTAAGGAATGTGTTAAGCTCAGAGCCTCTGAGTCCAGACATATCTTTGTATATCTTTAGTACATTATCTTCGTAGCGTACAATAAGTTCGGTCTGTTCTTTTAATTCATCCAGCTTTTTATATAACAGATTAGTCATTCTACTATCATTGAATATCTCTGCACGTGGATTAATAATAAGAGCATTCTTACAATTACGGATAACATGTGCTGTAAAGTCTGCGTTATTTAATGATAATACATTCATGGCTACGGTCTGCTTATGATTTTTAGAGAATGAACCAACCATACGTTTGTACTCACTAAACTGTTTACTATAAGTATTATTTTGTATAGCATTGAATACAGGGTTGTCATCGTGTATAGAATAATGTTCTGCCCGTGGTGCGTAAGAAGTAATACTATCAACGAAGTCCTTGAACGGAGTGTTCACTGTAGCAAATAAAGTACCTTTGATTCGTTCTTTAGGAGATAACATTCTGTTATCTTCATACAAACTATCTAATGTGGCAAGATATCCATCGAAAGAGTGCATCTGCTCTGCAAGCGTATCTAGTAATTCCATGTCAGCTGAGAATTCATTAGCCTGCGCAACTGGGCTTGCGTACCTTGATGCAACGATTTTAGCACGTGCACCGTCATAAACTACAGTTCTGCCTTTAGCACTTAATAAATCAGTAGCTTCTTGCACAAGAGAATCTACGCTGTATATTTTTGATTGTATATCTGCATCTAAACTAGCAACTAATTTAGATGGAATACTTCTACGTAAATCAGCGCACACTGCGTAAAGTTGTACTTTATCCATACCTGTAATGTTTAATGCTTTTAATGCAAACAATTTATCATCATTGCCTGGAGTTTTCTGTGCAAATTTTTCAAACAGTTCTAAAAATATATTTGCGTAATCATGGTAGTCTTGTTCTGGGATTACTTCTGCTAACTCTGGGTATGCTACTTCATTGTACGTACGTTCAAGGTTAACAAGTAAACGCTGTACGGCTGAGTGATTAGGAGCGTAATCTGGAGCTACCTTAGCTAAATCAAACCACGCTTTCATGTGTACCATGTTAATGTCTGTAATTAAATTATAATTGAAATCATGTCCGATATTCTCACGTATTAAATTCATACAGTTTAATCTTACAGGCTTTATCTTGTTACCAGACTCAGCTTCAACTAATTTACGTAGCGCATATTCATCTATGAATACACCATTTAAACCATCCATAGCTTCTGTGTTTGCATGGATAGAATTTCTATATGCCATTCTTAAATTCTTTAACTGTTCCTGTGCTGTATCTAATAATCCTGTTGGGAGCACCATGCCTTGTTGTAGTATTGGGCGTGCGCTGTCCATCTCTCTAATTAAGATTCCTATTGCGCCATCAATACCGTCTTCTGGAGAGGATACTAAACCAGCAACTGCTATATCATGCAGTGTGTTCTGCCCAACACCGTGTTCTATTGCGTGTTCCATGGTATCTCTAAGTGCTGCTACTGTTTCTTTAGGGACAACTGGGATATGGTTTTCATGTCTGATAACATTGGCTATGTCAATCATCATTGTTTCATGTACGTCCATAACGTGTCTACGTACCAGTAACTCTAAGTATCTATCCTGGTTATTACCCATAGTAGAGTTATTAAATCCAATGAAACGTAACTGTTTGCCCTCTTTACCAGCTTTAGTTTTAAGTGTGTACATATAATCATCAACCATACGTAAGTATTCATCTTCATCAACACCTGCGTGTGTATTAACAACTTGATTATACTGTGCAAGTGCGTCTTCAAATGAAACACCGTACACAGATTCAGTACTACCTTTAACAGCAAAAGGAATATCTGAATTTCTAAATGTGCTGAGTTCTCCATCGACTTTGAATGAAAGCATAAAAGGAATCGTGTGTTTGTTTGTCATGGATGCACTGTACACAACATCTATATACTTATCATCTGCATCTTCCAGTACTTCTATGATTCCTTTTTGGTTCACATCTGCTAAGAGTTCTTCAATCTTAGCAACATTCTGTGTAGTATCAACTGTGTTACATCCTTTGCGCCATAGTTTAACACCGTCACCGTTAGGTGTTTGCATATGGTGTGTACCCATAATAAAATCTACAGCATTATCTACGACTGTATCTGTAATCTTATCTGCTACACGTGAAATAGCACCAGGGGAGTTATAGTTCAGTTCATTGAATGCACGGTTGATATATTTAGCATTGCCAGCAATCGCATCTAAGAACCCTGTGATAAACACTTTATCAACACCCTTGCTATCTAGTGCAAGTACTGATTTAAAAAGTTCTGTGTGGTTAGCGTATTCACACAATTTAACATACACAGTATTTAATGCGTGCACATATTCTTTATGCTCCTCTTTACCAGCCAGTACATACCCAGCTTCCCAAAGAGTATCATAACTAACCCCTTTATAATCAAGGAGTTCTGTAGTGTACTTCTGTAAATCTGGATTGTTAATATAAGCTGCTGATTTAGATAGTTTATCTAAATCAATACGGTACAACCTACTCAGACGTTCTGTATCTAATGAACCATCTGCTGTCAAACAATCTTCAACACCATGCTTTAATGTTTCTAATACTTTGTCTGGTGTGATAGGAACGTTAGTCTGCTGTGTAAGATTTGTTGCAATGGTTGTACATAAGTCACGCAGGTTGTTCTGAGTAAAGTCTGGCATATCTTCAAATGTATTTACTTCATCCTTAATAGGATTATGGTAATTTGCCAGGGCTGTGTTGATACGCTGTGTCTCTATCTTATCTAGGTATGAATTAGTAAGTGCGTGTATTTTTATGTTGGACTCAGACAACTTTCTAAATGCATCTTCTACTAACTTTCTACGTTCAGTAGAAACAGACATATACATAGCAGAAGTAAACGTATCAAACAATGTAGTAAGATTAGCGTGCGCTTCTTTAAATATAGCTGCTGTTTGTTGTTTAGACATAGTATTAAAATCATCTATTATAGAGTTGTATAGTGTCTTGTATTCCCCTACCATTCTGTTATAAGATGCTTTTAATCCAGCTCCATTACCCTCATATGTAAATGTGAGCATTCTATAAGGAACATCAGTTAACGAGGACTGTATAACTGTGTGTGCTTTATCAGTGACATCTTTAAGCTCTTTCATTTTAGAGATACGTCCATCTGCACGCAGGATAACATATTTCTTTTGTAACTGTCTAAGCCTAGCGATAGCTGCATTATCAAACGTAGTCTTGTACAGCTCAATATTCTGTGTCATAAGTTTCAGATACTCTGGGAAACTCTGTACGTGCGCAAAGCTAGTTCCTTTAGTGAGGTCTGCGCAGTATTTATCAAGTGCAGCTATTGTATTATCAGCTGATTTACCAGAACTCATAATACTCTGAAACGCAGTAAGCTCTATATTACTCTGGCGTTTTGCAATACCAGCAACTACACTAGAAGTGTATTCATCTAGTATTTTGTTATCTAAAAGATGTGCTACACTATTTACTTCTTTAGAAACTAATTCTGCAGCAGCACCAAGCTGTATAGTGAGCACACTTTTAGACCCTCCAATAGCAAGTTCATTGGAAAGTTTATTACTGATACGCTCTGTAACACTGCCTATAATTTTTGCATTGGCAGGATTAACAGCTGCTACAGTTGTAACAAGGTTTCTAATTCCTCTGAGTGTATCCCTAGCTAGTATAGGTGGAACTGATACGGCAAATAACATACTGTCTATTTTATTTAACACCTTTGGAACTGTTGATAAAGATGCTATAACTTTATAACTAGTTCCTAATGAAGTAGGTAAGTTATCTGCAGCCTTTGCAGCTGCTGTAGTGAGTGCAAGTTTTTGAGATTTGTGCGCATCCATAAATTTAAGTGCACTATTTTTAGGAACACTTTCTAAATGCTTTGCATATGTGAGTGGGTTTCTTGAAACAGAACTTTTGATTCCTTGCATAGCTTTCTTTAAGAACACATCCTGCAGTTGTTCCCCTTGCACTATAGCTGCGCTTATAATTTGTTTTGCATATTTAGAGACAGCTAACTCAGATGCATCAATACCAGCGTCTGTCCAAGTAGCTCTAAGTACATCTTCTAACTTATTAACTGCTGTAGTTTGTCCAGAAGCTGCTACTTTAATTCCTGCATTAACCCAGGTTGCTGGGTCAAACATAATCTCTAAAGCAAGCTGTGTAACAAACCCACTAGCTCCCATAGTTTCATCGCTTCTCCAAAGCATATCATATTCATAAGATGGAGTTGTACCATTAGCACCCCAAGCATCCATCCAAGCGTTAACACCCATTCTGTCTGCTACAGTTAATTCCCCATGATTTGTTTTCGCATCTTCATATAACTTTTTTAAATTGATGTTATTCTTTAAGTTCTCTTTAAGAACCACTTCATCATTAGCCATATTAATACCTACAGCAAAAGGCTTCACTAAGTAATTACTAATATCAAAAGTTTCTGCAAGATTTACAAATACATTATTTAACATGATACCTGCAGCAGTACCTAGTAGGTTAGTGAACGCAGGAACACGCGCAGCTATAAAAGACTCTGTGGATATAGCAACCTGTTTTTGTGTGTCTGACAGGTTATCATATTTAGGGTCTTTATATTTTTCAATGATTTCATTAGAAGCAAGTTTAGTAATATCTCCAGCTTCTTCCCAGTGGTCTGTTAAATAATTATATGGCTTTACTACAGACTGTGCAAACACAGAAAGTATATCTGTGATAACATTAGTGCCATTATCAACATCAAAAGCAGACCGAGATATTTGACGCACTAAAGCATCTTTAAAAGAATTGACTTGTTCAGCACTGTACATATCGGACATGTAAATATCATTCTCTTTAGATTTCTTTTTAGCATTCTCAAATGTAATTGCTGCATCATTAATCTGTTTAAGATACGCTTCGTTAGGTAGTATATTGATGTTACCATCTTGTACGCGCCCCTCATACTGATTTAGGAGCGTGCGCTCGATTTTAGAAAGTCTATCGACATTTGTTCCAGGAATATTTCCAGCCTGTGCACGAGCCTTTAGAGTCTCGTAGAAAGCATATTCATCTGCACGCATTCCTTTAGCGTTTAATCTTTTGTTAGCTTCATCATATTTGCCTAACCATTTAGAGTATGCTTCTTTGTATGTGTTTGCACTATCATCATACATACCAGACACTACCTGTCTACGAGCAACTAAGGTCTGGTATTTATCATAGTCTTCTTGCTGTAATGTAAGTCCGTCCTCAGTTTGAATAGCAGTCTTTTGAATATTATCAAGTTCTTTATCCAGAGCTTCTATCTCTGTGATATAGTTCTTTGCTTTATCTTCAAAATAACTACTACATGTATCCATGAGAATACCATATCTGGAAGTATCATCTTTTGCATCAGCATATTCATCATCTGGTTTAGCGTATTTATACAACGAGAAAGAGCCATCCTTATTAGGGATAGCTATAACAACCTTATCTATATTAGAAATTCCACTGAGTCTTTCCTTTCCTATCGTTGGAAATTCTGAATCAGCATACCGTGTATTCTCTGTGAGTGCATCCCCATCATCTAAAAACCAAGTCTGGAGTGTGTTGTTATTTGCTGCATCCTGTATTCGTTTCTGTGCATCTGCAGTCACAGTGTTCACTTTAAACTTTGTGTTGTTGGACATGTTTGTTGGTGGTGTGTACACAGGTGCGATGTCTGGTTTAGTTACAGGAGTGTGTGCAGGCACACCTTGTACAGTTGTTTCTTTCTTAACTTTATTAATACCATCTTCAATATCAAGACGGTCTGTAAATACTCTGTGTTCAGCTGTTTCTAAGAAAGGATTAGACTGTACTACTTGTTTCTTGCGCAATACTTTCTGCTCAATAGGGTCTGCTTGTTTGAACTGCTTAACCTTTTTTGCTGCTTGCTCTGCTTTGTATTTATTAGAATAAGGTAAAACAGAGATAGCGTCCTTTTTAGGGACGCTACTTTTTGTTGCAAAAAGATTTGGCGTAGTCTTTTTACCACTCATAAATTTTCTCCTTAGCTGCTTTTTACTGCGTAACTCCCACCATAGTTTACTGTGGATTTGGAATTAGCTGCTGCATATTTCTGAGCCTCTGCTGCTGCCAATGCAGATTGTATCTGTGCTATAGATGCTTGGTTGTTGTTGTATACTCCAGAGCCACTGCTTACTATATTACTAAACAGATTACTATCTGCTGTGTATTTGTTAGCCTGGTACCCTGCGTTATCAGTATTGATACCTTGGTTATACGCAAGTTCAGCTGTCTTTGATTGTATCTGGTCATTGTACAATTGGTGTGAAAGACTACCAATCTGACTAGAGATTTCATTGCTGTACGCAAGTGCGTTCTTAGCATCCTCTTTAAGTTGTGCTGCGTAAGTAGAGCCAACTAATTGTTTATCTGCGGTAAACTTATTAGCTTGTTCAGAAGCTAACTGAGAGTTTCCTAAGATTGTGGATAACTGGTTTGCAGCTTGAATCCCTTTGTTTGCTCCAGAAGCTATTGCTGATGCATTCTGCTGTCTGATTGTATCAAGTCCTGTGTCTTGTGCTGCAGCCATAGCTCTGTAGTATGAAGACTCTGCAGCAGTTTGAGAATTCATATTAGTCTGGTATGCATCTTTAGAAGCTGCTGTGTATATTTTTTCTATCTCGTCCCTGTCATAAGTGAAGTTAACACCGAGTAATGCTTCAAGGTCTGCTGCGCTACTAATCTTAGCATCTGTTACCCCTGTGTGTGTTGGTTGTGCATAGGAATCTTTTGCGGTACCTATAGCGTTCTTTATTTCAGCCAAGATACTGGATAAGGATTGATTTTCATTTGTTAATCCCATAGGTTAATCCCTCCTCCCAGTTAATAGGTACTTCCACATTGTTCCTTTCGCTGTAACTTCTTCATCTGCCTTACTATATCTTAGCACCTGGATTTGATATTTGTCAACAGCTACTGCTGTCAACTCTCCAAAATCTCTGTCTGGTACACCGTCGTACACTCCAATGTACGTTAAGTATTTTTGCAAAGGGAGTACTAATGGGTGCTCTCTATTAATACGTGAACTAAGGGTTACAGTTTTTTTGAGTGCAGCTTCTGCTGTTTTAGTTTTAGTGATGGCACAAACATCAGATACAAATTCCTCATGACTATACTTTGTTGACACAGAAGTATAAGGAACATTCACAGAATCAAGTACTGTATTATGTGCGATAATCCCTATATGGCAGATTCGTTTAGAATTCTTAAAGAATATAACATCAGCAGCTCTACAGCTTTCAAACGTCTGTGGCGAGGAATGGTTAGATAAGAATCTATTGTAAGATGTAGGAGTGTAAGCACTCCAACCTCCGAGTAATTCTCTAGCGCGCTCAATTCCTAATGCCTGGCAGAATACAAAATCTACAAACATGTCGCACCATGCTACACCGTTTGTGTAGGGCGCGCCTATATTCTTCTTCAACCATTCTGAGAAGTAAGTGTAGTTGTTGTACCCTGCGTTAGCGTACATATCTTCTAACTGTTTCTTAGATTTCTTTTCGAGATAAGACACCCACTTCGCAGCTTCTGCCATAACTTTTGCAGCTTCACCAGGAAGCCAGTTAGGACGTACAATATGTGCTACGTTCTTGAATCCATAGATGTACTTCTTCTTAGCAACACAACCACCATTCGCTACGAGTGTACTACCTCCAGAGGTATTACCCTCTATTGTGTATATCATATGTGTCATATTATACTCCTTTACAGTGTTTTCTTATACTGTGCATTACTGATTCCAAGCAACACACCGAGGAAGATATCAAGAGCAGCTGCTGTGCTGACAATCTCTGCACCGTATGGCAATCCCCAAATAGTTGCGAGAGCGCCATAAAACGCACCGAAGCCTGGTAATGCATACTGCGCAACGTATACCAGAGTGTCGTATGTCTTATTAGTTAATAATAGTTTCATCATGTTTTTCTTCCTCCGCTGGTTGATATTTTTGTAATGATTTGAGTTCTTCTACTAAGTCTGGGATGGTGCCATTTCCGTCTAATCCCTCATATGCTTTAAATAATTTGTTAATATTATCCACTTCATAGATAGGAATCCATTTTAAATCAACAACATATTTATTATATGCATGAATTATCTGTGCACGTAACAATGCCTGCTGCCCAATTTTCAATGCTTGGAATTCGGATGTAGTCTTCATCACCCTACATTTCATTCTGTTAAGACTATATGAGAGTGCCAGTACTACACCACTCAATACTACTTCAAATGCATGTTGGAATATAAGTTGTAAAATCATCGAGTAATATTCTCCTTTATTTTAGAAATTATTTAGTGATTAAACACTAATTTAAATTGTTTTTGAAACTGAAACAGCCGTGCCACTCCAATATCTACCGTCCGAAGTAAATGAACTAAGTTTTAAAAGGTCACCAACATTTAAAGTTAAATCTACAATTAACTGACCACCATTTATGGTAGCGCCTACCAATGTTCCATTCAAATATATGCTTCCATATCCACCAGCATTAGTTACACCAGTATGCCCACATATGCATACTTTATATTTTCCGGCTTTTAATATTGTTAAAACATCTCCACTTCTAGTAACATAATCATTATCAATAAATAATTCACTTATCCACCCTGCTGTTAACGTTGCACTTTGTCCACCTATAGAAGCTAAACCTGCGCTGTATATAAGCTGGTTTTTTCCTGCCACTTTCCATTCAGAATATGCCATAATCTCACCTCTTTCTATAATGGATAACGGTAATATAGTTCGCCGTCAACAATATCAAATTGAATGCCATTTAAATTAGTGTTTATCGTGTCTAATGCATCATCCATAGCCTTAACCATTCCCATTGTAGGAAGCATAATATAGTTAGTGCCATCATAGATTAATTCTACAACATCACCTGCTACCCACTGTACGGTAGATTCAGTAGTTCCAAAGGCTTTGATTAATTTTGCACCTGTCGAGTTAATATTCATTGTAGGCGCTGCCGCTGTATTTTCATAAGTGAACTTAATCATTGCCCTGCCACCTGTTTGCAGAGAATAACCAGATAGCGTCGCTACTTTTGCTACGGTTGCTGCTTCTGTCGCGCACGTTGCATAATGATTAATATTTGCAGAACCATTGAAAGACATCCCATTAATAGACCTTGCTGTTGCTAAGGTAGTTGCTTTTGAAGCGGAGGTACTTCCAGACACTAGAGCTGCTATGTCGGTTTGATTTTGTGCTATTTGTGATAATTTTACAGCTGGCATATTAAGCCTCCTTTACTATCCAATGAATGTATGGTTCTAAAGTAGCTGCACCTGTTTCATCTTCATACTTGATTTCCCAACCAGTGTGTGATGCTTCAAGTGCCTTTAATCTATTGTTGATAGTTACACTAATCTTATCAAACAAATCTGATATTGTGACAATCTCAATATTTGTCATAGCTGTTAACTGTGTAAGAACTGCTGTTAATTCTGTAGCAGAGTAAGTAGCTGAACTAGAATCCACTCTGAAAATAACTGCATAGTTATTATTAACTGCATCATCAATAGCATTCTGCACAACAGTACTAAGTGCTGTATTAGCGGTGTCTATTAAAATTGTTTTTATAGCACCAGCGTCGAAGTTATCTGAGTCTACTAAACCTGCGGTTGCTTTGATTCCGTATTCCCATAAAGATTCTACTGCCAATTCCACAGTACTTGTAGCTGAACCTCCTGGGTACATCATAACTTTTTCAGCCCCTAACAACGCGTTAGTTGTTAAGTATGTTCTGATGTTGTTTAATGTTGCAACAACCGTGCCATCTGCAAGAGGAGCACTTGTCCAACCATGTGGAACAACATCAAACCCTGCAGTTTTTGCTACTTGTAAATCAGCAAGACTTGTATACGCACCAGTTGACCCGATTAATCCTGGGTAAGCTGATAGGCACCCAACAACGCCTTTACTAGCAAGTAGAGTTCTAAATCCGTTGGCTGATGTTGTTGGTGCTTCATCAATGAATACAAAAGTGGGCTGTTGTAATTTAGCACTTGTCTTATTTGTAACAGATGCAGCCATGGAAGCAATTGCTTCCTGGACTGTCTCTGTGATTGCTTGTGCAATAACTTCTTGATTAAGATTCACTAACGCGTCTGGGATTCCTGTAGTGCTAAGGTAATCTAACCAGGATGCATTATAATCTCCTTGTGAAACAAGTAAATTTAAAATAGAATTAAACTCCTCTGGAGTTACTAACTCTAATGACTTATATTCAAAAACTTTCTTTATAAATTTAGGTATCCAAGTAGTAGCCATTTGAAGCCCTCCTATCATTATTAGTGTACTTCCTAGAAGTACTACCGTCAATAATTATCGTGAAAATAGTGTTCTGTAAATCCAACTCATGTGTAATAATTCATAGGGAACTTCATTTGTACTAAGGATTCTAACAGCACCACCGTATCCTTTGGCAGACATGCGGTACCGAATCTTAAATACATTTATGTCTGGGAATACTGAACCATCTAACTGCCATGCTCCTAATTGTGTAAGGCTAGGAGTTTCTAAAGAATCGGCTAGGATGCGTTCTACAAACACAACTCCATAGTTAGGGTCTGTCTTATCTGTTATCTGTGAAACCACATGTTCATACATAGGCACAACTTCCACATCATCTGTAACAAAAGCAGTATGGAAATTGAGCTGTCCTTGCTGTAACATATTCACAGAGAACTGAACCTCTCTGAACCGTTTCTTCATTTCAATGTCATAATCTCTGTACCCTGTATCAAGATATTGAAAGTTACCAAACCCATGTCGTGCTGCATTATTTAGAGGAATGGCATCCAACACAAACGCATCATTGAACTGAATATAACTTGTGTACACTCTGTAATCGTGGTACCACAAATGTGCAAAGATACTCTTGCTTGTAACCGTTGGCTTGTACACTACCATTCTATAAGGACTGGCTTCCCATGCATAGGTAGTCCATGCTCGAAGTACTGTATCATAATTAAATGATAAATCAAAATAGTACTCTACAGTTTTACGTGCGCCTGTAACAAGTGTTGTTTTAAATTTATAAGTATTACGCACCTGTGTGTCATCTAAATAACTGTGTGTGTCCATGAGTTCTATATTATAATCATCGTCTGACTCCGTGTAATGCAGGTTGTACACGCTGTTTAAAATATCTTTGCAGGAGTCTTCAAAATTATCAAAGATTTGTTCAACGGAGCGTGTAACTGGTGCAATCTGCATCTCTCCAGTAATGGACGCTGTATTAGGGACAACCATGTAATAGTAGTTACCAGATTTGAAGTACACCATATTCTGCACAGTGAACACAGAAGCGATATCTGACTCACGCATGTTAAGACGTTCTTGTACGCATGTCGTTGTGTAGGACAACCCGTCTGGGTTTAAGACCAGTTTGTACAGAGAACTTTTTGTAAACACTAACAGGTTGGTCATATATGGTACGCACACTATGATATCATCACTAAATATCTCACTGTTATTTGGGTAAGGCATATACCCTGGGTCATTTATTTCGGATACAAACAAAGTACCTTTGGCTCCTTGCACTCCCCATAAAACGATACGCTGCTGCCAATAACACATACCTCTAGCTGTGCCTAGATTAAATTTTGCTGGTGTTGCATTTAACATAGAGCTTGCATTATTACTTGTAAGATAATAAGACGCTAAAGTAATAACCTGTGTAGGAGACAGGTGTGCATCCTTAGTCATCAGTGCTTGTAGTGTTGTGCTTGCATCCCATGAAGCATCCTGTGAAATGATAGCTGTCTTTTTATAACACTTTACAATCACAGAGAATGATGTGAATGTAGGGGAATATGTGAACGATACTTCGTCACCAGGGGTGTACTCTAAGGAATCACGTACCTTATGGATTACTACTGCATCCACACTGGTGTCCAGGTTCTGAATCTCAAACTGAAACAGATATTTATCTGTTATGTCTGACTCTGGGTATTTATAAAACACTTTAAACACGATAGGAGTACCAGGTCTTGCAGTGAGTAATAACTCACCTTGTTCTGAGTAAGGCACGATACCAGTTAGTACTGGATTTCCTGTGGCTCCAAGACTTGTGTTAGCAAAAGTATAAGGATTAGTCTTCCACATATTGTACCCATAATTAATAGCCTGTGCAGGCTGTACCTCAGTAGACGTAACTTTGCTTACCTCCCAGGTAATTTCTGTACGGGCTTCATTAAATTTAGCTTTAATACTTCCAAGGTAACTTTCAGTAGCATCTTGTACAAGTACATAAGTGTTTGCTTCAAGAGATGCTGAGATACCTACACGTGGGTGTGGTTCTGCAATCAACATTCCATGTGCTTCATATGCTGCTGGTTTCATTAACAGTTTGCGTGATGCAGTGTCACCAACGTAAACAGCGTTTAAATAACTACCATACTCAACAACCAGATTAGCACCAGCACATATAAACAGCCCATTAGCATCAGTAGCACCAATGAGTGAATAAGAACAAAGTTCAGCATTAGAAGAATCAAAGTAATCTACATACATAGCACCAGAGTGGTGCACACAGTAATCTTTATTTGTTTCTGCAACAACTTGTTCTGATACTTTATCCATAACCAGGCATAGCCCTCCTCTGGGAGCAAGGGCTTCACCACCATTCTTTATATTAAAGTTTACCATAGTTTTTGCAAACCCAGACATATGAGGTGCATTGGTATATTTCATACCACTGGCAAACCCTGTCTCAGTTGTGATATATTTGGTGCGTTCTGCACCAGCTTTATAAGGACGTGTCATTGCCATGCGCTACCTCCTAGTAATGCAAATATAAATCAGCCGTAGTATTGCCCGAACCATCTTTGTTATCCACATAACAACCACTCAGCTTTCCTAACACTTCTTCTACGGCACCTTGTATATTAATAGCATCTAATCCTGCTATAGTAGTAGGAATAAGCAGAGCTGGAGTGTTGTGCGCATTAGATTCTAAAATTAAAGAATGTTCATATGCTGCTTTACCTTTGTCTCCATAATATGCAGTAGCTGCAGTTTCACCAAGAGCTAACGATTTTGAAATCTCTGTGTACTGTGTACCTGTCCAACGATAGGTAAGATTTGCAGTAGTGTCCACATAGATTTTATTTTCTTCACCAGTTACAGGAAACGCTGCAGTATTAATAAATTCTAACACATCGTCTACATAAGATGGAAGTTGGTTCGTAGGCACAAGTCCTGCCACTAAGTCTGCTTTCAGTGCAAGAGCTGCTGCTTCTGCAATTGAAATTGGTTTATCTGCGTCAGCTGTGTTATCAACAAGCGGAAGTCCCACTTCCGTTTTTGTAACCTGGTGTGGATTACCAACAACAACTAAGGAATGTTCATATCCTAGCTTGCCTCTGTCTCCACGATATGCGGTGTCTTCTGTTTCACCAAGCCCTAAACCATATGAACTAAGAAACGTTTCGTACATTGCGGTTATCTCAGAATACATCTGCTCTATAAATCCATTAATGCGTGAAGTTGCGTCTAAATAACTAAGGGTCTGTTCTGTGTTAAGTGCAGTTAAATCTTTATTAGTATTTGATATATCAGCTGAGTTCTGTGCGGAATTTCTAGCAGCTTCTGCTGCAGCAACGACACCACTCACGGTAGCAGCTAGAGTAGCAAGTCCGTTCACTTGCCCTTGGAAATAAGTCTGATAAGCCTGCACTAATTCTGTTTCTAAAGCATCTAAATCTTTAGAGATACCATCACTAGTTACAGGGTTAGTACTACCCTTAGTGGCGTGTGAGTCAAATGTAAGTGCGCTCTGCTTTGCATTCCAAGTTGCTTTTTCTAAATCCGTAACTCCATATGTCTGTGGTGTTGGTGTTACTGGATTGATTGGTTCTTCTATCATACCGTTATCCCAGTTCATAGTCCCCTCCTATATTGTTCCAGAATCAAACACAAGCCCACGGTATCCTAAAGTATCATTAGACAATGGTGCTACAATAGACCCTTGTTCTGAATTTGCTTGATACTGTGCAGGAATGTCATAGAGCATATCTCTCAACATTGTAAACTTACCATTCTCAAAATCTACTTGGTATTGTATAGCAGTCTGAGCACCCTCCTCGTCTGTTACATAGAAGTGCCAAGCTGCACCAGGTATTACAACTGTTCTGATATACCTATCTGGAAAATAATTATACACTGCTTCTGGAGCAGCAACATCCAGGTCAGAAAACACTGGATAGATTGTATTCATTTTATCATTTATAGCATCAATGGCTGCATCCAGGTGTGGTAACATCTCACTCATTGTGAGTGTCTCACCTGCAAGAGCTTCATTGAAAAGTTTCTTTATCTTAGTAAGTAACATATTATACCTCCACAATAAAACAGGACGGTTTGCACCGTCCTGGTAAGTGTACTAGGCTCTTGTAATCAGACCTTTTTCACCTGCGTAGGTTTCACTGTTCTGTTGTACATTTGCCATGCCTCTACGAATTCTCTCTTGTTCATCTACCATCGCGATTCTTTCATGGAAGACTGATGCAAAAGTTTCGGGGATGCTGTACTGTTGCCCGTCTAACGGAACATAAACTGCTACACCGTTGATGATGATAGGCATCATATTACCGAAAAACGGTCTATACATAGGTGAACCCTGTACTACTGCTTTTGCTTCTTGCTGATAAGCTGCGGCAACTGTCTTTTTGTTAGCTTCAAGTTCCTGCACCTTTTGATTAAGTTTTGCATTTAACGCAGTAGTATCAACTACTGTATTAGGTTTAGCGTTGTTTGCTGCCATAATTCTATTCCTCCCAAGGGGTTAGCCCCCACACAGCCTATACGTTAAGCTGTGTAGGAACATTGATGTAATCCACAATCGCTTCTGTTCTAACAGATGCAAACCCTACTGAGTTGATTTTGAAACCGATGGACTGTCTCTGGTCGATAGGGTCAAGTACACCAGTCGAACCAAGAGGTTTCACGTACATCTTTGCGTCCTGTTCTCCCTGCATACCTGTACGAACAAGTGCCTCTTTTCCTAAGATAAGAGTATGCTGTACTTTGAGCGCCTGGTATCCAGATGCTACGAGAGACTGAGCTGCTGCATCGTAGTCTGTATGTGCTGGGATATAAGATGCATCAAATCCTGTACGAGAGTCTTTTACATAACCAGCTGCGATTGCTGCTGCAGCGGCTGTAGCTTCAACTTCTTTGAACTCAATGTAAGTTGTACCATCGTTAGCAAGCGTGTAACCTGCAGTTGCAGTTGCAGCTGATGTAACTACTTTGTACTCAATAAAGTAGTACTTACCATCTGCTTTCTTGTACGAAATGGTTGTAGGACAATTCATAACTTCATAAAACTCAAATCCGAACAATGGGATTAAGGTTGCGTTATCGTAGATACCTGCTGTAGTCTGGTTGATTTTCATGTAGTTCTGTACATATTCATCATCCAGCATATCATAAACAAGTTCTGGGGAAACGATAACGTGGAACTTACCATTGCTTCTTGGTTTGATAAGTGTCTTCTTTAAAGATAAGCCAATGAGTCTTAGGTCAGCGATGCTTGGTTTTGACCAAGGACGTAACAGACTCTGGTTTAAAGCAAGTCCTGCGAAGAACTTCTGAGCTACCATGAGCATAGCTTTCTGAGCAAGCAAGTCGAGTGTTTCTACTGCTACGATAGAATACTCTTTTGAGTAGTGTGCCACAACTGGGTCAACTACTTTAAAGTCTACCTTATCAGTGAATTCCATGTACCTACCATACTGGTCTGCCTGTACTTCGTATTTTTCAACGGAGCCTTTATCAGAGATAGGTGGTACACCCTCTGCTAACGGAACTGTGTGCGCCTGTAAAGGTGCCCATCTACGAACCATAAGTTTGTCTGCTTTTTCCTGGATTGGCATTTCATCAGCATATCTGTAATAGGTATACTGCACTGCGTCCAGACGAATTGTATCTAACAGCTGTTTGCTGTAGAATACTTCTGGTGCGATAACACCTGCACCATGATTGTTCACGTAATTGACTGCTGCATTAATGTCAGCTGTTGAATTAAGAAACATATGTTATCCTCCTCATTTGCGTTGTATATTGTTAGTTCAACTTAACACTATCTAAAATAGCGTTGAGTCCTGCTACTGTAGTGACTTTCTGTTCTGAGTTACCACCACCAGCACCTTGTATGCTGCCTGGGTTAGAACTCGATTGGTCTGCCGCACCACTCTTTTTCAGTGCTTCTTGCACTGCTGCCTCTATACGTTTGTTTACGATGTCATTGAAATGTAATGATTGATACTCATTTACCAAATCCACTTTGTCAGTGAATGGGTTGATTCCTTTTTGGTCTAACTCTAAAGCAAATGCTTTAAGTTCTGTTTCGTTAATACCAAACTGGGTCATTACATTTTGGAATCCTATTGATGCAGCAGCTTGAAACTGTTGCATTTTGTAAGCATCGCTGTCAGCTCTGAGTGCTTCGACCTCTTTTAAAAGTTCGACTGGCACATTCTGTTTCTGCGCTAGTTTTGTAATTGCATCTTCGTTTAACTTTGCGAGTAATTCATTTGGGTCTTTGTATTCAATTCCTGCTGCGCCTGCCACCTTTCCTAAGATAGCCTGCATGTCAGAAATTTGCTTACGCATCTGTCCAAATGCAAAATTAGTTTTTGTTGCAGAATCTGCTTCACCTGCTGGTGGTACAGTTTCTGTGTTTGCGCCATCTGTTGCTGCGCCTGTGTTAGCACCTGCTGTTGCGTCTGTACCTGCTGGCGGTGTTGCTTGTCCAGAAGTATCAGTGCCTGTGCCTGTGTCCATACCTGCAAGAAGTGTGTCTAAGGAACTTGCAGCGGATTCTGTAACTGCGCCATCCCCCTCTACTGCTGAATATGGGATAACTATAATTCTCTGATTTACCATACTACCGTTCTCCTTTTCATATTAGTGCGGCGTCACTAATAATATACACGCATTTAAGGTTGCGGAACCTATGTATTTCTATTTATAACTATACACACGTATGTTCCCTACCGTCAAGTGTTTACAACAAAAAAGACGCACAATTTTTAAATTGTACGCCTTTTCATATAATACAGGAAGAACACCAATGTCTACTAACAATGTAACATGTTATACCATGCCTGTCAAGCCACCCTGTTGCATCTGCTGTATCTGTTCCTGTGGTGCTTTATCTCCATCACCATCTGGTTTACTCTGTCTAGCCATTGTATCAGCAGTAACTGCGATTGCTTCATCTGGGTTTACACCGTTTGAAGTAAGTGCTGCGTACTCTGTAACTGCTTGTGCTACTAGTGTTGTCCAGTTCTGAGTACGCTGTATGCCCATTCTTTCTTGCATGTACTCACGCATTGGTAAGTCTTGCATCATCAACCATTCTTCTGGTGTGATAAGTTCTACTTCAATGCCTGCTCCCTGGTACTGCATCTGCATTTCCATCAAGTGATTAGCAACTGCCTCTATTCTAGATTTATTCTTAGGAAGTTCTGAGGAAATCATTAACTCATAACTAAACACAGTGTCATTTGAAATATTAGGGAAATCGACTTCTTCGGTCTTCCATGCTAAAGTTCGTGGATTCTTTACAAAGTATTTCCGTTTGATTGCACTGTGTGTAATGTAATTGCTTATGATAAGCTGGGTCAAACGTTTTGAATAGGACTCATAGTTGATAACCTTTGGAGCATCTATCATAGTAACCTGGTCTAGCATACTATTGATACCACCAGTAGTTAGAACGGAACCTGTGTCACGCCCTGTGTACCTGCCATCTACTCCAGATACTGTCTGCACATCATTTGCAAGAAGTGCCATTTCCGAAGTAGCTTGCTGTGTTGCAGTAGGGAAACTATGATAGTGTACAGCTTTTGACGCATCACCCTGCACTACGAATGTACGGTCTGCATCATTACCATGCTTAGTAAATGTAGCAACGTTGATTCCAGACTGCCCACTAACGAATCTAGGTGGACGTTGGTTCTTATACTCAGAAGTAAGTATCAGACTGGACATAATGTTGTACGCCAGGGAGTTCTGAAATATCTTAGCTGGTTCTGAGGTGCCAATCAAATCATCTGCTGGAAGATTACAGTACAACTCTGCAAATGGGAATGTACTTGGCTTAATATCCTGCTTCACATACAGTGGAGTTTTGTTATTGAGCAGATGAATCTCATGTATCTTGTTGTCATTGTCTCTAACCCAGTAAGTCATAACTGCATAGTAGTCTTTCTTGTTGGCTGCAGTAGGTGATACATGGTCTGTTAAATTAACAGCCATACTGTCTGAACTAGAATTGCTGCCACCCTCATTTATATATTCTGTGAACGCTTCTTTGTAAATAGGCGTACTTTTTAATACAGATGCATGGTAGTAATCCCATATGACACAGAAAGACGCAGTATCTAAGTCAACTGCGAATGGGTCACGCATAAATCGCAGTGGATTTATGTTTTTCAACTTAGCTTCACCCTTATGGAACGCGTCACCAGAGCCACGGACAATATTATTGTTCCAACCTACCTGTGTAACACCATAATTTAGTAATGCTGCACGCTCTCCTGCTTGCATTTGATATGTTGCAACATTAAGCTCTGCCCAAATCGCATCAAGTGCAATATTTAACTGCCCAACAATCTCTTTGTCTGCGCTGGAGGTAGGAATTAGTGATGCTGACTTACCTACAGTGTACACGGACGCTAAAATATTGTTCTTAACATACGAAACATGGTTGGTATCTGGTAAAATCTGGTACGCTGGGAACTTTGCACGCACAGCGTCCCATAATCTACCTCGGTCTACAGCATCTAGCTTAACTGCACGCTTGTGGGCAGCTGAATACTCAGTCTGTGCCACCTTAAACTTCTCATTCAGCTGTGAAACCTCTACACCTTGTGGTAATTTCACTGTATCAGCCATTATTTTCTCCTCCTAATCCGTCCCAGTCACCGTTTAGTAGTGAAATAACGTCTGCAACTGTAGGAATATCCTTATTTTTCTGTAGTTCTTTCTCATATTGTTCTTGTATTGCAGCAACGTCTGGCATTTCTGGTTGCTTCCCTCTCATTTCCTGGATGTGCACAGCTGTAAAACATACAGCAAGAACACTACCAAAGAAAAATAACCCAAGTATCAATGCAGTTCCCATTCTACCATTCCTCTCTTTCATAAACATCATACACGTGTGTGTTATCCTGCAACTGCGGAGGTACCCAACTAGCTGCTCCAGTCGTAAGGTTATCTAAATCCCTACCGTATCGGTCATAAGAACCATAACATAATTTAGATGGGTCAGCTGGCAGTGCCATACAAATCCATTCTAAAGGATTGATACGATGATTGTTCTTATCCATAGGTTTATCTTGTGCTTTAGAAGTATCACCAATCTTCTTAGGTGGGAACTTGTACTCTCTAAGTTCTTCTATCAGTGTATTACAGCAGTCCATGATTTGCAACTTACCACTTTCTAAGTAAGTGTTGGTGCGGAATACACGCGCATCTACATTGACATGTCCAGGGATAAAGTTAATTCCGTAATCAATGAAGTGGTCATACAGAGTTTTCTTATTATAGTCACGCTTTGCTCCAGACTTAGGGTCAAGTATAGGTGGACAATAATACCCACCGACTGGAATATCACCAGTCTCCTGGAAAAATAGCTTTGACAATTCTTCAATGTTCTTGTTGTTCGTGCTGATTTCTTTATAGATATATAATACACCATTCTTCTCGTCAATGGCTCCGAACAAATAAACGAAATCATCTGACAGTCCATAATCTGCTGCAACGATTCTTCTCCAGTCATTAGGAATGTCAAAGGTTGTGCATATACAGGTTCCTGCTGAGGGGTATACTAAACCCTCTGCGTAACTAAATGAGGAAAATATGTAACGGTTAATCCACCAGGTTGGTTTATTCTTACACACCTGCTCAATAAATCCGTGTGGTAGGAAAACGTTACAATCGGTACTGGCAATGTGTGAACTGATAGCAGGGTCTTTTGCACTAGGTGGCACATTAATATCTTCCATGATTCTACCGTGCTTATAAATATCCTGGCTCATGTACAGTACTTCTGTCTTAATCCACCCAGAGTCGGGGTTGGATTCGATGATTCCTTTTAGCCAGTTCTCTTTTATAAGTGGCACGCTTAGTCCATTCTCCAGAGTTTCATAGAGTATCTTTCCAGTTTCATCTGTCTCTGGAATGGCTGCTGCCATGTTTCTTAAACGAGTCTTCAACTGTGTGAATGCTTCTGGTTTAACCTCAGATGCTTCTATGATGATGAACATTGTTAAGTTGTAAGAACGTAACTTATCAACATCATCTAAAGGTCGATACATAATTCTAGCTCCGTTCACGAAATCAATGTAAGACTTCTGTGTGTTAACAGAGCGTACTAATGCTGCTGGTATGTCTGCCTCAATGTCACGCTTAATAGTCTGCTCATACTGTGAAGAAACATTTGCTCCAATCAGAATGTTAGCGTTAGGGGTGAGGAAGATATGTTTGTAGAGTTCCTGTCTGGAAGTAAGTGTCTTACCCGTTCCGTACCCACCGAAGTTTCCGATGTATAAGTGGTAGTCTTCGTGTACAGATTCCTGGTGAGGCTGCGGTACGTAAGTATTAATGTACGCGTTGCATCTAGTACACTCTACGAAGAATTCAGAATCTGCCTCGTTTATAGCTGTACTCTTTTTAGTAGGACTGCCACAACGAGGGCAGACTGAGAAATCTTTCATAAGGTACCCTCCTGGTCTGGGACAAGCTGAACAAATTCTGGGGAGTGAACTTCCTTTTGGTTGTTGCTATAGAGAAGTTCAAGCTGCCCCCCAGGGTAAATGGTTGTGATGATTGCCTGCTCTCCAGAAATATCTATGACTGGTGCGCCAATCTGAAACATGTTTATTCCTCCGTAGGATTAGGTTCTGTTTTTAAGCTGTGTACCTTAGCTGCTTCAAAGTCGATGATTCTATTTTCTACTTCCATAATGGCTTGTTCAGAAATCTCTGGACGTCCAGCCATCTCTGGGAAAGCATTCTCTAAGCATTTGCTAAAGGACAGGTTGAGTGCATCAAACAAGTCACGCTCCATATTCTCTGGTGAAAGGGTTGGGTCTTCTGATTCTGGCAGACTTCTGATATTGTTGATGACTTGCTGAGTCATGCCTGTCAGAGCTGAACACATCATATCAGCGATGTGAGGAACTGGGATTGATTGATTAGCGAATGCAGAATCTTCTGTGATAACGACGATTGGTTTCATATTAGTTCTCCTTTGTGGTTGGTTGATTGATAGGTTAAGTATAACGGATTGTAGGAATGTTGACAAGGGGGTTTAGGAATATTATTAGGGGAAATAAAACGTAAGTTATTAGAGCAAAACAAACAAACAAACAATAACTCTTTATATTATATATAATATATACTAATATATAGTAATTTAAAACCCACCCCTACCTATCGCAACACTACCTTTTACGTAGCCAACTCTCTCTCCACTACTGGTCATCATACTATAACATTTAATTTTCATTCACCTAACAGCGTAGCAAGTGGGTGTCTCATTGTGCCTCGCCCCTGTCGGCTCGGGTAATCTCACTTGAATTGTCATATACTTTAGAACAATTTAAACATTAGCTTCATTATTACGTATTAGTTAATTGTCAGACAGCTTGACTTATTATCATATGATTTGAGACAGGGTATGAATGAACACACTTTTTTAGTTTTTAAATATTGTATACGGTTCCATATACAGAACACCCCTTTACCCCCTATTCCCTACTATCCCACTAGGATATAATAGTCTGTCTTCTTTCCTTATTGTCTTACTATTCTTTTTATATTATATATTATTTATATATTATATTATAGTATATTATATATTATTATACATATATCTAAACTAAATAAGCTAATAAGGAAATATAGAGATAGATATATATCTATATAACAAGGAAGAAATAGAGAGCAAAAGAGAGTAGCGTATACGGAACCATATACAGAATTAAAAAAATAAATAAATTCATTTTCCAAAAACAGGGCAGTGTTCGATTAGTGTTCGGGAACATTTGTTCGATATAAATAAGTTATCTCATTTGTCACACTATTCCAACACACAAAAGATAGTAGGCTACATTGCTTCCACAACTCAGCACCATAAGCACTCAGCTATATCACATCTCACATATCCATCGCCCCAGACCCAAAACCCAAGACAGGGCACACTGAACCAGCTATCCACAACCATACTTAATAATCTATAATAAGTATGATGTGTTTGTGAGTATAACAAGAACTATATAAAATATAGTGTGTTTGTGTAGTACCAGTGGAGATGATGATTGATTGGCAACATTGTTTCCACTGTCCCCTAAACACAACACTAGGTCAAAACATTAATTTCCTAGTACTTTCATACGGGTATATCTGACATCGTGTCAGATGAACCCTTGCTTATGCAAACCAGACTGAGGCACGTCTCGTCTCACGCCTCGCTATTTCGGGTGCGGGTGTCTAACACATCCATGTGTTAGCCAGCCTACTTGCGACGTGTGCGTGCTAAGGCTTGTGCATCTCTGTAAACGAGATGCCTAATACCAAGCCTAAGCGTGCACATTGTATCGCCCCTTGTAAACAACAACTTCGTCAAGGGTACAATATTCAGGCAAGACATCACCGCGACACGAGCACGATACTTCTTAATGTGGTATTAAGAAGTATCTGATTGTTGATTGAATATTGTATAACAATTTTATAAACGCACATAAAACAAAAGCGTGCATAAAATTCTTACAAGCCCTTGACTTTGTTTTCGGGGCGATGTTTTATATGTATAGTTTTTTAAATTAGCTTCCTTAGAACCACTGCTAAGTAAATAACTATATGTAACTATTAATTTAATTTAAGTAACTATTAACTTAACTCACAGAAAGAAATAGGTAGAAACATGGATTACACAGCATTAGAAAAAGAAGTAAGTACAGCAACAATCGAAGACGCAATCAACAACGCATCTGAAACAAACACAGGTCTAGGACTTTGGACTGGAGAGAAATCAGTTAAACTCACTAACGTAGAACTATTCACCACTGACAAAGGCGTTAAGTACTTCCGCTTATTCTTCATGGATTCCGCAGGAGTTCCTATGCCATCACAGTTCGCAGACCAAATGGGAAACATTGCCATCCGTCACGACCAGTTCCTTAACAATTTTGTACCGAGCATGAAGTTCATACACACGATGCCAAGTACAGCAACAGCTATGGATGTCATTAAGTTACTAGAGACAGAGTTCCATACATTTTACTTTATCACTAAGTCTTCCATGAAACCATGGGGCATGTCGATGTTCACTGTAATTGACTACAAGCTGACATCTGAAAGAGTAAGGGGTGTGCAAGCATGAAGAAAGTCAACATTCTCTCCCCCTCCGAGTACAAAATAAAAGCTGATACACTTGAAGAATTAAAACAAATACAATTTGAGATTTCCCAGTTAAACTGGGAGACTCTCAACTGTATCTGGAATCAAGCACAGAATGTAACACAGCTTGATGAACTGCTTACACAAGCAATTGAACATTTCAATTTTCAAGAAGATGAATCAGCTGAAAGATTAGGACATGCTTTCCAATATGATATAAGAAATCCTGGAAAGTTTTGTTACTCTTTCAACAGTGTACAATCTGAAAAGTATACAGAACATATTGAAGTATACAAACCATCTGTTCTAACAAAGTTCAGAGAGTTAACTCAATTACTTGCTTATAACATGTTTGGGATTGAGAAAGACTGGACAGAATCTGAATCACTTGTACTTCCATTAAGCGCATGTGACTTAGGTATTCAGCTCTACTGTCAATAAAAACAAGACCTGGCTAACCCCAGGTCTTTTTTTATACTACGTAACGGACGTTACATAAATATAAGTTGTTGGCAAGTTGAGTGTGTAGTAAGAACCAACCCCACGAGCATAGTGCCGCTTGTGTGTTTTGGATCTTACTACACGCTCCCTTGTTGCCCTGCTTTCTATTTAAAAATAATCTACGCGCTTCACAAGGACTGCGCAGAGTTGAAACAAAAAGATGTTTCACTCTTGCTCCATCCCCTAAACAATTCTACTCACTACTCTTACTCACCGAACCCTAAGAGCTAGGTCAAGTACAAGGTCAAGAACCAGGTCAAGGGATTACGCTCGCTTCGCTCGCGCTCTCAGTGCCAGGTACACACTACCTTTTACCTACACCACAACATAGACAACATTACTACCCACGCACAGCATGAAGTAGTTTACTGTAATATAGATAACAACGTCCCCCACGCCGCCTCACGTCAAAATTTTAGGGGCACCCACCTAAGGAGATAAACATGGCAAAGAAACACACGTTCAGCAAACCTTATGACAACCTAAAAGAATTAAAGACACATCTTAACATCATATATGGTACAGATATCTTTAAAGACTGTGCTGATATGAACATCTTATGGGCTAAAAGTGATGTGCCTGTACCACCTTTGGTATACTACACATTAGGATATATTGAGTACTTTGCGTACCAATATGATGAAGAAAAAGAAATAATAACATTATGGATAGATTCTCCTAATGTTAAAAAATAAGGAGGTTTTGTGATGAAGTTTAAATTATTCAAAAAGAAATCTAAACCAGAAAACAAAGTCAATCCAGAATCAGTAAGACGTGAAATGTGTATCAGAACAGTAGAAGCTGGTATCTGTCCACATGCTTGTGAAATATGTGCCTGGGGAATCTTTCATAAATAAGGAGGTTGTTACATGTATAACTTAAAAATAAAAGAAATGCCTACTAAAAGTGGTTATTACTTGTGTATTGTAGAAGTAGAACTAACTTATAAAACACATGAATACACACCAATGATATTAAAATACAACACACCAGCTATTGATGCGTTTTCTGATGGCTTCTATGACCCTGCTTACTATGGTGGAGAAGACTCATTAGCAGATATAGGAACAATCATAGCATGGCAGCCTATCGAACCATTCTCACCAGACCCTATAGAATACGTACCTTTTGGAATAGCAACTAAATACTGATAAATAATAACAAAACTATAAACCTAATATCGAAAGGAATCACACAATGCAGAAATTCATAAAGTTTTATCATAACTACAATAAAGTAGCTTTAGTAGTGTATTTAATAGTAATAGCGTATATGTACTTTGCTAAAGAACCATTACGAATATTCTGGATAGTAGCAATAGTAATAAGCATTATAATAAACATACTGTTACTACTGTGTATCTTATTAGATGCACGCACTTCAACTAAAAAGATAATCAAAATTGAATCAAAAACAAAGCCATATGATAACTCCCCAGCATTTATGGAGTTCTTAAACAAACTACCAGCATCAACATTAGATTTGATGTATACCATAGACAAACATGGTAATGAACACAGAGCTACCTTTACTGTTGAAGATGGTAAGATAACTGATATGAAATGAGGTGAATAAATGTACTCAAAAGTAATAAGGTATGGTAGACATGAACTAAAAGGGAAACATTGCTACCTCTGTATCCAACCTATGCAGCTCCAAGCAAATCTAAAAGGTTTAGTAATTCCAACTGAAACAAGAAACATATTAGCCTGGGCAGATATTTATCCTAACAAAGATGTAGAAAATACAACCTTTGCTAGACTCTCTGAGTTCCCAGTAGGTGCTGGGTTTGTAGAGCTTGTGAAACAAAAACCCTGGGATAAGTTACCAAAAGGACAAGAAATTCTAGTAAAGAATACTTTAGAAGAACCTTGGAAGTTAGGACATTTTTCATTCTTCTACCAAACAGGACCAACCAGTAAGACTTACGTAACAGAACACAAAGTACCTAAATCTTTTAAGTATTGGAACTATGCTTTACAAGTAAATGTAATGGAGGTGAAGTAATGAAAGATGTAATCGCAATAAAAAATACACGTGCTAGCGATTTACAACCTGGTAAATTATATGTATGTAAGAATAGTAACTCCAGAGCATTGTATATGAAAGATGATAGATTTAAACAAAGCCATTACATAAAATCAATAGATAACAATCCTTACAGCACACGTAGAAGAATAGATTATAAAACAATAGAGATTTGTGAAAGAAATGAATATCTATTTGTAGAAGTTCTACCAAGTACTCTTTTCGGTACTATGAAAAAAGGAACTCCAATCTTAGTAAGAGCTAGAAATAATATGGCATGGGTAGAAAAAGAATTTGCTGACTTTGACTACGATAAGAATGATGTATTTAGAGTTCATGTCCTAGACCCAGACAAATCTACACCTACTGCTGGGTACAGATACGCGCTGGCAGTTAGAACAATTACATTCTAGTCAACATTATTTCCACAATGTACTAGACAAAGTGTCAACCTTTAGGGTATAATTAAGGTACTTCATATCACCTGGTATGAAAAATTTAACCCCACCCCCTGGAGGTGCCTATGAGAAATTATAAAGATTGTAATTGTGTTCCAATTAAAGGATATGAATCAGACTATGACATCTATGATAATGGTCAGATACTTTCAAAATTAACAGATATGTGGTTAAAACCATCTATAGATACAAAAGGATATTTGAAAGTTGTGCTACATTGTGACGGAGCATACAAAACATTTAGAGTACACGTACTTGTTGCACAACACTTTATCCCTAACCCAGATATGTTACCAGTTGTAAATCATATTGATGGTGTTAAAACTAATCCAGATGTAAGTAATCTGGAATGGGTAACTTACTCAGAAAATACTCAACACGCTCACGACACTAACTTAATTACTAAAACAAGTAATAAGGTTGTTGTGAGAGGTGATGGTAAAGAATACAAATCACTTACAGAAGCAGCAGCTGATAACGGAGTTACAAAATCAGCAATAAGTAAAGTGTTGCATGGTGTAAGGAAGTCAGCAGGTGGTCAAACCTGGACAGAGAAATCGGTGTAAACGCATGAGCGTTAACATAAAAACTATTAATCAGATTCCATAGGAGGAACAACAATGAGAGTAAAATTCGAAAACAACAGTTTAGTAATCGTAACAGGCATCGCAAAAGAAGTAATCGAGGGTGGCATCGCAGCTCTTGAAATCAAAGCTACAAAAGACAGACCAGGTTTCAGACTTGCAGTTAGCAAAGATGGTAAAGGTTCAATCGACCAGTACGGTATCGTAGCAAATGCTTACATTGGTGGGCAGGCTGCACTTGTTATCCAGACTCCAATCGAAGCAGACCTAGATGCTGTAAAGAAACAGTATGGTAAAGTGATTGTTAACGCTGCTCCTTACTTAGCAGAACTTGCTGCACAGGCATCAGCAGAAGTTGCTACAATCGACGCTGTATTTGAAGATGTTGCACCAATTACAGCTCAGTAACACACCAACCAATGCATCAGAAGTAATGTGGGTAGTCATTTAGGCTGCCCTCAATCTTCAAACACCTAATACACGGAGGAATGTACAATGATTAATTTAACAATCGGAACAAACACAGAAAGAAAAACAGCAATAGTGGAGCCAGACAGACCACTTAAAGACATCCTTAGAGAGAATGAAATCAATACCGCAGGTAGTGCACTTCATCTTAATGGAAGTTTGATTGCAGGAGTAGACGCAGACAGTTCATTAGCAGAACTGGGCATTGCAGATGGTTCCTCGGCAATGTTAATTGCAGTCGTTAAGGCTGACTCAGCAGCTTAAAGCATGTCCCACTTACGAAACGCAGGGGTCACAGCCTGCGTTTTATTTTGCTCTAAAATAACCAATGATTCATAAGGAGGTAATACAATGCCACTATTAGCAAGCAGTAAAGAAGATTTATTAAATCGTATTATAGGATTAACCAGTTTGAATATTCGTACAGATTTGTACAGAGCACGTTCTCCTGTAGATTTTGGAGACTTAAATACTATACTACACCTATTAAACGCACCTACCATTAATGAACTTGAAAACTACAGTGATGATAGACGAAACAACAGCATACCACAGAGAATCCGCAGCATAAGACTTGTATCAAGAACCTTACCACGTGGTACTGATGTACAAGAACTCAATAAATTTTTTAGAAACTTCCTACTAGAAAACCTTTTCATGTATGGACTGCCATGCTCATGGATACATAGAAGTACACGCAACAATATGAACTTTGCACAGTATAAAGATGATGAATCTTTTGAACTCAACAGTATTGTGCCAGGAATGAGCAGAGAAGCTATGTTAGAAGAAAAAGCACGCCCTAATAGCAGACTGGCTTCTATAACAGTACTTAATGATTACAATTGTGGAGCTGCATCTAACACATACTTTAGCACATTAGTAGAGAATGGAATGTTAGAGGCTATGCCAGAGTACATATTACCTATGACACAGCATCCTAACCATCGCGTAAAACTCTACAAAGTAATAGCTATCCCAGAAATTCTAGGGATACATGATATGTTCGTATGCACAACAAACACATATAACTCACAGGTTTTATTACAGACATTAGCTGCTGCATTACCTACTATATGTGAAGCTGTACAAGAAGAAATAAAACCTCTTATAGAGGTAGCAAAAGACAATATGTTACGACAAGTCCCTAACACATCCAATAACATGAGAGACTGGTGCTATGAACACTATGGCGATTACCTTGAAACCATTGAAGAAACAAGACGTACAGCTGCTATTAACACATTAATAACACAAATGTCTTCTGGAGCTCTTGCAAATATAGAACAAAAAATCGCAAATGTAAACGATATAATCAATGATTATTATTCAGCATTACGAGATAGTTATAAACTGTTAGAAGTGGCACAAATAGAGCACCTCAAACTAATTACAGGCAGTGGCACAGAAAAAATAGAAGAATTCAAAAACTTCTTAATTGCATCTTCAAACACCTACACAAATTATGAGGTGCGCAATGACGGAGACGGCAACATTAGATTCTCCTTGCTAGTCAACACACCTTTATTATATTGGGATGAAGCACAATACAAAATGCTACGTGAATCTACACGTGATAACAGAGTAACCTTATTAGGTAGTGCGCACAAACAATACTTCGATGATATTCTTTTAAATAAAGCTATAATCTTAAATATGGAATCTGGGGTATCATTCAATTTAAGTGTAACAAACCCAGGTGTTTCATACGCAGATATAGCTGATAGACAAATAAGTACAAATGATAGAAAAGGAATGTCTAATCCACATCACAGATACCATCAATGTTTTGGTAATAACAAAATGCCGATACACAATGCTATAAGAGAGCAAGACTATGTAACATTAATCTGTCAAGCAGCTGCAGCAGTAGCAGGTATTAATATATCGGATGGAACTGTAATGGGTAAATTCTTTGATACAGGCAGAGACTTATCTGAATTGAAATATGCAAAGATACTTACAGTAGTAGCTACAAAAGAACGTATCTCTCCTAATGAGTACTTCCAACGCATCAAAACAGTAGGTAATAAAAGTATTACAGAATGGTTAGCAGTACAAAGTGCAACTCTGACTACACCTGTTGGAACAATACCAACAGAACTTCCTATTGAAGACCAAGGTGAGTTCACAATGCCAACAGCAGTTCCACATCAAGACATAGCAGATGCAGTTACACAAGCAATGGAATTTATAGATGAATTTGAAGACACTGAAAATAATGGTGACCCATTCTAAGGAGGATAACAAATGCGACCAATCAAACTAACAACCACTAAGGTAGAAGAAATTGTCCAAGCAATACGCCAAGACTTATTAAACAATAAGTTTAGTAAAGAACAGATTACTGTTAATTTCAGCTTAAAGAAAACAAATGAAGAAACACCTAATGCTACTGTAATCTTTACAGAATTAGCTGCTAAGAAAATGGATGCACTTGTACAGAAATGTACAGAAGAAGTAGGCTGGCATGGAACTGTAACAAAGGTAGGTTCACAGTACACCATAGAAGATATCTTAGTATTTCCTCAGTATGTCACTGGTGCTACAGTAACTCCAGATGAAACAGAATACGCGCTCTGGATGGGCAGCCTGGATAATGAAACATTCAACAAGGTACGTTTCCATGGACATAGCCATGTTAACATGGGAGTAACACCCTCTGGTGTAGATACAACATTCCAGGCAAACATATTAAACAATCTTAATTCATTCTATATCTTTGGTATCTTCAATAAAAAAGATGCCAACTGGATGACAATCTTCGATGTAGAAGATAATATTATCTACGATGATAATGATATTAACCTGGTATACATGGGACAAGAAGTTCAAGACTGGGCTACAGAAGTTATCAAAGAAAACGTTAAGAAAAAAGTATATGCAGCAGCTGTAACAACAGGAGCTTCTCAATTTGGCGCAAACGCATATAACGGACAATATGGTGGGTACTATGATAGAGCAGGAGCAGCAGCTACACAACGTGTTGGAGGTGGCACTGACAAGGAAAAAAAGTCAGTAACAGAAAGCATAATGGAAGACACGGAAACAGCAAGCATAGGCGTTGAGGCGCAAATGATTATGGAAGATTATTTTAATCAGATGTATGGAGGTAATTAAATATGGACAGGTCTAAAGTAATGGACTTCTTTGATGCAGCTGAGGTTCAAATGAAAATAAATGTTATAGGCTGTGGAGCAATAGGCTCTCATGTATGTGAGGAATTAGCACGGTTAGGATTCCAGGAAGTACACATCTACGACTTTGATACAGTTTCACCACACAACATTACCAATCAAATGTTCACACATTTTGATATAGGAGCATCTAAAGTATCTGCCTGCGCAGATGCAATGCACGCCATAAACCCCGATATGGCAGTGTTTCAACATAATGAGGGATTACAACACCCTTATGTCTGCAATGGTATTATCATCCTATGTGTTGATAATATCGGACTCCGTAAAGAAATCGTGAAAGCTAACCAGTACAACCCCCACTGCAAAGCAATCGCTGATTTCCGAATGAGAATGACAGATGCCCAGCACTACTTCGCTAACAAAGAGGTAGCATTTGAGATGGAACAACTGCTCAACAGCATGGACTTCACGCATGAAGAAGCCAAGGCGTCCACACCAGTTAGTGCATGTGGAGTAGAACTAAGTGTAGTGTACACTGTAAAAGCAATAACAGCTTTCGGTTGCGCTAACATAGTTAAATTCCTTATGGAAACTAACGACTACAAAACAATGGTTCTAGTTAATATGGAATCATTCATTGTAGATGCTTTCCGAGCAGTGCCTAGACCTAAGTAGGCAACATTGAAGCCGTAAGGCTACTAATTAGTATTTACTAAAGGTAGCCTTATAGCATCTTTTAAGTACCATATGGTTATTTCATTTTTAACCCACCCCCACCCTAAGGAGGAATACAATATGTTTTTGAATTACTATTCTAAACCTCGTATTCGTACCACTGGTACGATGGAACAATTACAAAAGGAACTCCAATACAACCAGGGTAGGATTATTACTAAAACTGTGACCACACCAGGAGTAAACCAAACTACAAGAAATAAAGTAAGAAACACACTTTATAAATTACAAAATAAATTAAGAGAAACTAATATTCAATTAGTAAACACTAATATTAGTGCGATGCCATCTATGTACCACCTTGTTAAGATACCAAAGAAAACAGGTGGGTACAGAGAGTTAATGGTACCAGATGAAGAACTCAAAGAGTTTCAACGGATTATTTTAGATACTCTGCAGAATAAATTAAAAGTACTACCTCATAATGCGGCTCATGGGTTCACTAAGCACAGAAGCTGCTATACAGCAATACAAGTACACCAACAAGCACACGCACGTTGGTTTCTAAAAATGGATATTAAAAACTTCTTTACAAGTGTACATACTGAATGGTTATTATCAACACTACAAGAAAATGCTGCAATATGCATAATGAATGCAAGTACAGCACGCAATTTTGAAGACTCAATCATTAGATATTGTACACTTAACAATTGCCTACCACAAGGAGCACCGACCTCTCCTTTCTTAGCAAACCTGGCTATGCAAGGTTGTGATACAGAGATTACAGCGTACTGCAAAAGACTAGGACTTACCTACACACGCTACGCTGATGATATTTTAATCAGTAGCCCTGTTAAATTTAAAGCAAATGAAGTAGCAGAAGCTATATCTACTATCCTACTACGGAAAAACTTATCTGTTAATCGTGATAAAACACGCTTCGGCTCATGTAACGGACGTAATTGGAATCTTGGGTTAATGTATAACAAAGATGAAGACATAACCGTAGGTTATAGAGCTAAAAAGTTAATGAAAAATAAGTTGCATAATATAGAATCCAGAGGGTATACTAATAAGGAACTTCATCAATTCAGAGGATTACTTAGCTACTACAATGGTATTGAGCCTGCTTATTTTGCACCTTATTTAGAACGTGCTAAAGCATTACCATTACATCCAGAACCAGAAACAGAATAATGATACAGTCGCAGATTTATCCAAAACCGCAGCAACATGCTGTCATATAGGATGGCATCTAATTAGGTTAGATGTATTACGTTGTTCAAAAGTTACTATGTACCTCCTCCACATGGAGGCGTACATGATACATGGACTGTATAGGAGAAACAAATGAACCAATCAGAACGAAATCTTTTAGCAACACTCAGCTTAACCTTTAGTAAATCTTGGATACAAAGAGCATCTAAACACACTCTAAAACAAGTAAAGGCTCAGTTGGTAGAAATTATTAATCTAATCAACCAAATATTGGAGGAAACCAAATGAAGAAACAAGACCTAAGAGAACTGTTGGTTAATGGAAGTACTGTAGTTACTGCAGACCATGACATCTATATGGTAGTGTACAGCGACCTTTTTGAAACTAATCTATTAATTTCCACAGAATCTGGAAACTACCTTGAAGTAGGTGTTGTAACAGAAGATATGTACGTACATGAAAGTAAAGTTCCAGATTCTAAGATAGTATTAGTCTTCCCTAAAGAAGCAGCAATAATCGAAAAAGATATAGTACGCATCAAAAAAGATGCAGTACCAACCTACGATATACGCAATGAAATATCTGAAATAAGTGCGTGTACAGTGTGTGCTAAACAAAACTGTGATAGACGTAAAGAGCTAGAAACAACTGATAAAGATAGAAATGCTGAGATGCTTTTAAAATTACTCAGCGCATTAGTAAGAGAATAAGTTTCGCCATATGTTACGCAATAGCATATCGTCATTCAGTTTAGATTTATCTAAGCCATGACCAAGCTAACTAAGTTAGCTTGTACAACAACGTGAGTACAGATGTTTATTGCCTCCTGCAGTTAACAGGTAACCTGGAGCTGCTGGAGATGATATTCATACTGGAAAACCGTCCTCTATCATCTCCAGCAGCTCCAGGTTACCTGTTAACTGCAGGAGGCAAACACACACGGATAATTGTATTGCGTATTGACACAACTTTAAAAACAGAATACTATGATAGTTGGAGGTAATTGCATGACAGAATATGAGCGCATACGCCTATACGAAATAGTGTTTTGTAACTTCATCATAGAGTTAATGAAAACAAACTCTAATCCAATTAAACTATATGATTATATAGAAGCAACCTGTGGATTAATCGACGGTAACAAAACAATAGCAAACAGCGTATTACAAACCATCTTTAGCAACGATAGGCAGTACATGCCTACAAAGGAAGAATACCTCTATCTTTTAGTACGTACTAATCTACCTGTGAAGAAAGCATGTGCACGTGGACACATCTCTATGTCAACTTATTACTACTATAAGAATCTAACAATGTGTATACGTCCACGATTTAAACCAGCACAAACTGATTTGATTATAAATTTAATCAATCATATGCTATCTGTAACAGACCTAATCGAAAGGGGAATACTTGAATGAACATTCCGTTTACATCGCACACCTTACGGTATTGTCAAGACCAATGGAACTTACTGCCAGCTGAACAACGTATTACATTATCACAATACGAATTAGCATTAATGACAGACATTGATGAACCAGATATCTGGCTACAATTTCTTAGAGAGCCTCGTGTGTCTGAAAAGATACGAGAAGAACTACAAGTATATAAAGAATCACAACAGCGTAAATTGATTGCACGTGCAACTACACACGATAAATCAATAGGAACTGCACAGATGATTAATGCTTTAGGTAAATCAATGGAAGATAACGCAGGAAAAAGTGGTGATGTTATTATTTATTCCTACGTGCCTATGAACTTACGTGAAGCAAATGCACCAAACGCAACTGCAGAAACCACAGACATCTTTGAGACAGGAGAATAACAAATGCCTAGTTTGTATCTTGATAGAGAGTGGGCGTTTGAAAAGGTCTGTCCAGTATGCGGCAAGCGTTTTTATATTACGCCCGATTGGGTTTATAAAACAACTGTACGAATTAAACCAAGACAGTATGCACTGAAATATCAGTGCTCTTATTCTTGCTACAAGGTTATGAAACCAGAGGATAAAGGAGGTGCACACGATGTCACAGGAAGTGAAGCGTGAATATGTAGATTACTTAGAACGACTGCAAATGTGTGGTATTAATAAAGATAAATCTTTATTAGAACTGCACCAAACAGCACTAGCAAAAGAAATCGCACTATCATATGGAGTGTCAGAAGATGAATACAATAGCCTCAGTACAGCCCTTGCTGAACTACAACCAGCTTAGAGATTACCAACAACATAATGTAGATTTTATAATGCAACGTAAAACGGTCGGAGTATTTAGCCAGCAAAGAACTGGTAAGACTCCGACTGTTTGCGTTGCTCTAAATGAACTAGACTGTACCAGAGTAGTTATTGTATGCCCTGCATCATTACGATTAGCATGGCGCGATGAATGGCACAGATGGACTGGTGGTACAGCAAGTCTTGAAACTAATCCAGAAGTAATTGCAAAACAAATATACACTCCAGAAATTACAGCTATAATCTGTAGTTACGAGAGAGTACGAGGACGTGGTAAAAATGACGATACCTTTATCAAAGCCTTGATAAAAGCTAAACCAGATGCCGTTGTTTTAGATGAAGCACATCGTATGAAAAATAGAAAAAGCCTAACTTATCTAGCATTAAAAAAGCTAAATAAGATTCCTATTAGGATAGCTATGACTGGTACACCAGCACCTAATAAACCTTGGGATGTGTGGACTATTCTTAATTGGTTAGCCCCTACAGTATATAGTTCTTACTGGAGATTTATTGATACTTACTTTACAACAGAAGAAAAGTATGTAGGACGTGATGTGCACAGCTCACCAGTAAACTACATCCCTGGTATGGAAGAAGTATTACAACTCAACCTTAGCATATACTGTGTACAAGATAAGCGTAAAGATGTTATGCAATGGTTAGGAGAAGAACCAGAGCCTACGATAATCCGCTTAGAGTGTCACCCCAAACAAAGAGAAGCTATTAATTCGATGATGGATTATTACAGCTATAAGAATATTGTTACAAAGTCAGACTTAGACAATATGACTAGAGTTAGGCAGTTATGCAGTGACCCTAAAATTCTAGGAATAAATATTACAAGTCCTAAAATAATATGGGTGAAAGAATATTTAAAAGATTATCCAAGCCAATCTATATTAATTTTTAGTCACTCTAAAAAGTTTCTATTTAATCTTATGGATGAACTGTACGGTATAAGACGTGGAATAATATGCGGAGATGTACCCCAAGAACAAAGAGAAACTATCAAAGCACGCTTCCAAGATGGTACAATAAAAGTTCTTTTACTACAAATACAAGCCGCAAAAGAGGGATTGACTTTAGACCAAGCTGATGTTAGCATCTTCTTAGACGCCTATCCACCAGCTGCAGATTACGCGCAAGCTAAAGACAGAATGGTAGCCACAGTTCCAGAGAGGGCTAAACCAAAAATGATAATCCATACCATGATGGCAGACACTTACGATGAACAATTATTCAATCTCGTAGACCATAACATCGCAGTGACCGCTGTTGTGAATGATTATAAATCATATCTTAATAAAAGGAGGCAACAAAATGGCTAATCAAAACATGGCTAGTGTACTGGATTTTAGAAATTCCACACGCCAGCAATCCAAAGCCAGCATCTTAATCGAGGGGCTATCTGGACGAGGTAAGTCTGGACTTGCGCTGTTATTAGCGCGTGCATTTGCATCGGGCTGGGATAAAGTCTACGCGATTGACACAGAGAATAAGTCGTTAGATTTATTTGATGGGTTGAAAATGAGTTCTGGTTCAGACTGTAAGAGTTTTAAAAAGGTAGACTTACTACCTGCGCATGGGTACGCCCCATCAAACTATCTGTTATGCAAAGACAATGCAATCAAAGCAGGTGGTGAAGTAATTATTAATGACAGCATCACTCACATGTGGCAGCAACAAGGTGGCGTGCTAGACCTGGTAGCAAAAGCACAGGCTAACAACAGCCGTCTTAACAACTATACAGCATGGGGCGCAGATGAAGTTAAAGCGGAGAAACAGGCAATCTACGCTACGCTCAGAGATGCACGCATCCATGTAATCAGCACCGTCCGAGTGAAAGAGAAGTTTGAGATGGTTCCAGGAGCTACTGGTAAACTAGAATTAAACTCTCTTGGTGAACAGGAAATGCAAATGCCTGACCTTAAATATGAACCCGATTTAGTTCTGCAAGCCATTAGACCAGGCGCAATGAACGGAACCCCACCACGTGCACGTGTGGTTAAATCCAGATATGCTGTGTTACAAGAGGGTGAGACTTATGAATTCAATGAAGTCATTATCCAGACTCTTGTAGATTATCTGAAAGAGGGCGTAGACCCACAGGAATTGTTGGAAAAACAGCGTGTCAATTACATCGAAACTATTCAGAGTATTCTGGATAAAGATGTAAGCAAAAGAACCATGTTCCCTATGTTGAAAGAACAGCAGGGACACAAAGAAACCAAGTTAACCGATATGCCATTAGATGTATTACAAACACTACTTGGCATACTACTAGCGTAGGAGGAATTACTATGTCAATCAATTTCGACCAGTTACCGACCGAAAATCCATTTGCAGCAACAGCACCTGGTATCTACAAAGCTAAAATCATTGAAGCATCTATGACAAAAAACAAAACAGATGCTTCTAAACCACCTTACCTCAACATGAAATATGCTTTAACAAAAGCAGATGGCACAAGTGGTGGTACGCTATATGATACATTGTCAGAATCAGATAGCTCAGTAGTACAGTATAAGATTGGACGCTTTCTATTAGCGTGTAACATCCCTCTTGTGGGAGTAATGGAACTATCAGACATTGCTAAACTTGTACTGAACAAAGAAATTGTAGTTGATATAACACAAAACTACAAAGACCAAAAAGAGGGTAAGCCAGCCAGAGGACAGGTAGACTTATTCTCACACGAAGCATACTACCCTGTTGACCAATTCGCAGAAGTGTACGCTCTTGTGAATGCAGGTTCTGGTGAAGAAGTACAAGTACCTAAAGCTACTGG